ACGAGTACTATTTATCTAGTGATTACAGTATGTTAGCAGTAAAAACTAAAGTAGATTATTCAAACTGTTTAGCTATAATGTTAGGTACTAAAGTTAATAGCACTAGTATTTGTACAACTAATGTCAATAAAATGACAGGTGCATTAGCTAGGCAATCGTATGAACTATGGCTAAAACGTGGCATTTATATGGCAAATCATATATGTGCTACCTCTAGGAAAGTTTATTCATTTGGAATGGAGATGGGTTATGCTGAGAGCAATCCATTCTCTACTTTTAAGTGTAAGGTTACTAAGCCTAGAAAAGTTACATGGACAAAAGATCAGATCATGCAACTATTAGATTTCTGTTACTCAGATTTTAGATACAGGAGTATGGGTTTAATTGTTCAGATGGCATATGAATGGTGTCAGAGGGTAGGAGATATGAGGTTATTAAAGTTTACCTCAATAGATTTTGACAAGGGTGTATTGAACTTAGATCAATCCAAAAGAGGTGCAACAGTTCATCTACCTATTAGTGAGGATTTACTTGCAATGCTTATACAACAGAGAAATGATTATGACTTTCAAGAATATGTTGCACCCTCTCCAAAGGCGATTAGAGGAGCATACAAGCCCTATACTCTTACTAGGCTATCATTGGTAGCTAGAAATGCTATGACATCATGTGGATTGCCTGATGAACTACGGATAGCTGATCTAAGGAGAACAGGTACTACAGAAATGGTTGAAGCAGGAGTGTCTATGGGTCAGATTATGGCAGTTACAGGTCATGCAAATCCACAGTCTGTGAAACCATATATGAAAAATACTTTAGATTCTGCAAAAAATGCATTGACAACTCGTAAAATGTATGCTATAAGCACAGATAACGTGCCGAGCAAAGAACATATATAACATATAAGTGGATATTTAAATGAATATATATAACTATGTAAGTGACTTACAATTAAGTGTTGGAGAGAGTAAACGATTTAACTGTCCTAATTGTAATGGGTATAAAAGTTTTACTGTCACCAATAATATGGGTACACTTTTATGGAACTGTTACAAGGTGACTTGTATTATGTCAGGTTCAGCACGAATAAGATTATCAGTAGATGATATAAGAGATGCTATTGACCCTCGTGTATTAGATGATGACATAAATGATTTTGTATTGCCTGAGCATATAGTACCTCATAACAATAGACCTAACGTAATGGCATGGTGTAACTCTTGGGGTATTGATACAACTAAGATAGAGTTATACTATGATGTTAAAGAAGATAGAGTAGTATTTCCTATAGTCCATCACAAAATGGTAGATGCTACAGGCAGATCACTTGGTAAGAAATTGCCTAAGTGGAAAAGATATGGAAAGAATAGCTTGCCTTTCATTCATGGTAATGGTAGGGTAGCAGTAGTTGTTGAGGATTGTGTAAGTGCAATCGCAGTAGGTAATGAGGTATATGCAGGGGTAGCAGTGTTGGGTACATCATTAACAGAAGCACATAAAAGATACCTTATGCAATTCTCAACTGCTATAATAGCACTAGACCCTGATGCATTACCCAAAACACTTTCATTCGCAAAAGAACTAAGAGGATACGTGAATGACGTAAAGGTGCTACGATTACAAGATGACTTGAAGTATAAGAAAGAACGTGACTATGAAGAACTAAAACTAATAACCCCAAAGGAGTAACCAACATGGAATTATCACTAATAAGAAGTCTTATGGATAAGCCCTTTTATGAAGATAACAGAGGAGCTAAGTGTCCTGATAGACTATTCAGTAAAGACGTAAGGAAGATTAAGACTGCCATAGATAAAGCTATGGATACATATGAGAGAACAGTAACACCTGATGAGATTGAAGCATTGTTTATGTCTAACAATCCATCAATGACTACTGCACAGAAACAGGCATACTCTAGTTTGTTTCTACAGATAAAGAAGGAGCAACCTCTTGGAACGGATATCGCACAACAAGTATTGTCTAAGTTATTTCAACAGGTTGTTGGGGAAGACATTGCTAATCTTGGCTTTGACTACGTTAATGGTACTAAATCCACGCTTGAACCTCTTCGTGATGTTCTTGAGTTATATGGGGATGATTTTACTCCCAACCTAAAAGTTGAGTGGGATGACATTAGTATAGAAACATTGCTTGAGAGGAATGATCTTGAAGCTAGGTGGACATTTAATATACCTTGTCTAACTAGAAAGGTTGAGGGTGTTAACTCAGGTCATCTGATTGAGGTGGGTGCTAGACCTAACACAGGTAAGACATCTTTCCATGCTAGTTTGATTGCTAGTCCTAATGGGTTTGCTCATCAGGGTGCTAAGTGTATCATCTTATGTAATGAGGAGTCAGCTCATAGAGTTGGAGCTAGGTATCTTACATCAGCTACAGGCATGACAATGCATCAGATAAAAGCTAACCCTAGTAAGGCTAGAGAATTGTATGAGCCTGTTAAGAAGAACATACATATCAAAGATGCATCTAATCGTGACATGTCTTGGGTGGAAAGTATATGTAAAGCATACAAGCCTGACATAGTTGTACTAGACATGGGAGATAAGTTTGCTAGGACAGGTGGCTTTGCTAGAACAGATGAAGCATTGAAAGCTAATGCTATATATGCTCGTCAGATAGCCAAGTCACATGAGTGTGCTATCTTCTATATGTCTCAGCTATCTGCTGAAGCTGAGGGTAAGGTATACTTGAACCAAGCTATGATGGAGGGTAGTAGGACAGGAAAAGCTGCAGAAGCTGATCTGATGATTCTTATAGCTAAAGATTCTATAAAGAACCCTGACAGTGGAGATGAAGAAAGTCCTGCTAGGCATTTAAATATAGTCAAGAATAAGTTATCAGGTTGGCATGGAGTTGAACATTGTGAGTTGGATTACATTACTGCTAGGTATGCCTGATGGATGTAGATTTGTTTGGACATGTTACACCTGTGACTGAATACAAGGATAGCTTAGTCTGTATTAAGTGTGACATAGAGCAACCTATAGATCAGTTCAATGCAATGAAGTATGCTAGTGCAGAGGATGATAAGAAACAGACTGAGATAAAAAGAACATGCAGAACATGCAACAGGAATCAGTCTGCATTAGTTAAACAACTAAGGAGAGAGAATAGATATCCTGATGTAGACTATACTTGTCCTATATGCGATAGGGGATTAAAAGAGATAGGTAAATATGGTCAGCCTAGACTACAAAGTTGGGTGTTAGATCATTGCCATGATTCACTTTCGTTTAGAGGATGGTTGTGTCATCATTGTAATGTTGGACTAGGTGGTTTCTCAGATAGCTTGACAAGACTTAAAAAAGCTGTTATCTATCTAACTAAGCATAAGGAGAAATTAAATGAAACTAACACTTGATGTAGAAAATACAGTCACTCATAGAGGTGGCAAGTTACACCTTGATCCATTTGAAGCTGACAATAAGCTAGTAATGGTTGGGTGTTTAACTGATGGTGATGAAGAAACTTTATTCAGGGATACCTTTGATGGAGTGCAAGAGATACTAGATAAAGCTACTATACTCATAGGACATAACATAGTACATGATTTACTATGGCTATGGGAATGTGGATTCAAGTATGATGGTGCAGTGTTTGACACTATGTTAGTGGAGTATGTATTACAATGTGGTAACAAACAACCATTGTCATTAGAAGCCTGTGCTAACAGGTATGAGTTAGCGACTAAGAAACAAGACACTATGAAAGAATACTTTAAGAACAAAGTACCTATTGATGAGATACCTAAGCAAGAGTTAGCTGACTACTTGACTGCTGATCTAAAAGCTACACAAGAATTGTCAGATGTCTTGTACAAGAAACTAAACACACAAGAGTATTCAGGTTTAATGAATACTGTACTGTTAACTAATCGTGTAGCAGTAACTCTAGCTAGAATATATCAGAATGGTTTTACAGTAGATGTTGCCAAGCTCAATGAAGTTAGAGATGAGTTTGAGAAAGAGAAAGCTGAGACAGAGAAGAGATTAACTAAACAAGTAACAAAGTTAATGGGAGACACACCTATTAATCTCAATAGTCCTGAGCAGATGTCTTGGGTTATCTATAGTAGGAAACCTAGAGATAAAGTTGAATGGGCTAATACGTTCTCTCCTTACATGGACACTAAAGAATATAAGAAACAAGTAAAAGAAAAGTCAGACATAGTGTACAAGACTGATGCACAACAATGTGCAGGTTGTCTAGGTGGGGGTCAAGTAAGAAAGGTTAGAAAGAATGGAGTTCCTTTTATTAACACCAACAGATGTGATGCTTGTAATGGCAGTGGCTATCATTTTGTTCCTTCCACGTTAGTAGCAGGGCTAAAGTTCTCTGCTCCTACTGCTAAATGGATAAGTGCTAATGGCTTTACTGTTAACAAAACTAATCTATTAACACTACAAGGTATAGCACGAAAGAATGAGCTACATGATGCAGTCAGTTTCTTGACAGACTTACAGAGGTTGTCAGCATTAGACACATACCTATCCTCTTTTGTTGAGGGTATAATAACACACACTAAGCCTGATGGTAAGTTGCATGTACGTTTACTGCAACATAGAACTGCCACAGGAAGGTTCAGTGGTGCTGATCCTAATATGCAGAACATGCCTAGAGGTGGTACGTTCCCTGTTAAG